TCATTTGAAGGAGGAAATGAAGGATGAAGAAGTATAGAGTTTATTGGACGAAGAAATACTGGGCTTCAGGGGATCTATTAGTTAAAGCGAATAGTGAAGAACACGCTCAACATATAGTGAGCCTGAAGCTTGGGGATCTTGAGGGGAATATGCAATACGATCCATTCCAAGATGAGATTGAAGCAGTAGATGAGGAGGTGAGGGATGAGTGACCCAGTTAACCACCCTGAACATTACAAACTGAATAAAGAGTTCGAGGTTATAGATATTATAGACAGTCATGTTGATAATATTAAGGATGGAAGAGAAGCTGTTTACTCGGCTAACGTATTGAAGTATGTGCTACGATACAGATCTAAGGGAGGTATAGAATCACTGAAGAAAGCTAGGTGGTATCTAGATAGAATGATCTCTTACATGGAAGAAAGGCAACAGACTTATGGAAACTATAAACGTAAGAATATGGTGGCAAGTGATGAGAGAATGGTTAAACAAATGGATCAATCCCAAGGAAGAGAAACGTAGAAGTGATAACCAATGTCACTGTGGTTGTAATATGATTATTTACTACAGTAAAGGAATAAGACATTGCTATCATTGTGATAGAGAATATCAAATCTCTGATGGAGTAGAGATTGTGCATCAAAGATAACGGAGCAAGATAACTTATAAACCTTAAAGATAAACCTTAAGGATAAACTTAAAGATAAAACTAAATCATAGGAGATAGACCATGAGCAATAAAGAAGAAGTAAAGGTTGTATCAACATCCGTAATGGAAGCTAACTGTGACCTTCATGAAGATACATTAGAGGACAATCACTCTACTGAGTCTTTGTATGTATTAGACTTAGGAGGATACAACTGCACATTCTTAGTTCCTAAAAGTAAGATGTCTACTGTATTAAATGCACTGGATTCTATTGTTAAAGTTACAGTAAGAATTATGGATCTTCAACGAGACTATCGAAAGAAAGCACGTTATGAAACTGTGATTACTGAAGATAGTAAAACTGTATTATCAATACAAAGTTACAGTAAAGGTTCTATCTTTAGAATTGAATCTGATGATTTAATTGAGGGTATGACTGAAGACTTCAGAAGCTTAAGACAACGTTATGATGAAGAACTTACAGCTAAAGAAGAAGCAATAGTAGCTAATAAATAAACCAAGGTTGTTGAGATAACTTGGTTTAATCACCTACCAGATCTTGGTGAGCTTGCATGTGCATAAAAAGACTGGGGGCAGGGAGCAAGACGGACTTGTTGCCCTGTCATTTATAAATAAAGGAATGAAATATGATTAACACACATGTAACTGATATTACTTGGTTAACTAGAAGATTACAGGGGACACAACAAGCGAACATAAAAGCTGAAGATGTTGATGAGTTTGAGGAAGATGTTAATGAGCTTGTATGTGAGGGGATAAGGCTAGAAGAATCTCGACATAAAGCATTTGATAACTTACTTGTACGATTGGAAAATAAAGAGCAATCATAATGGTATAGTATAGGTAAGCTGTATTAGTTTCCTCATAGCTAGTAAAGCTTAGAGTTACTTACTCACCCTCTTACCCCTCCAAGCCTTCCTTTGGATGAGTGAGTAAGTAGCTCACCACTCTATCTCAGCCCTGAGTTTGACTACCTTCATTGGTATTACCTTAGGGCTGAGTTTTTATAAAACAATAAACAATAAATGGAGTAAGTAATGAAGTTAATTGCAACTAAACGCAACATAGACTGGGCTGTTCTGCTCAGACAATTAGTTAAAGATACTGGATGTTCTAATTCAGACATCAGTAACGCCATTGGAATACCCTCTTATTATGTAAGCAGATACAGAACAGATGCCAAGCGATTCACCGCACAGGCAGACCAAGCTGTGTCTTTATTATTACTATTCTTAGCGAACACAGAAAGAGATCTCCCCTTAATAGGAGATTACTTTGATGTTGACGATGAACCAATAAACAATAAATAAGTGAACATCCATTAATACAGTAACCAATAAATACAGGAGAAATAAATATGCCAATCATTGAAGCAAACACAATCTTCAAGACTAACTTGACGAAGCATGAGTTCTATCAAGGACAAAGCACAGAGAAGTTCAGCTTACAACTAGCTTTATCTGATGAACAAGTTGAAGAGTTAAATAAACAGGGTGTTAAGACCAAGCAGTATGAAGGTCAACCCTTGCGTAAGTTCTCATCAAGATATGCCATAGATGTCTTTGACGAGAAGGGTCCAGTTGCAGCTAAGGATCTACAAGAGTTACCTAATGGTAGTAGAGTACGACTAGAGTATGTAACTAAGAAGCATCCTACTGCTGGTGAAGTTCCTTATGCAAAGAGACTGATGATTCTAGAGATAGCTGAAGAACAAGCTGGTGAGTCTGACACAGAGTTCTTTGAAGGAACACCATTCTAGTTATTGAATACGAGTGGTTGCCGTAAGCAGCCAACCTAACCTATAAACTATAAAACAAGAGGGCTATATGAAAACCGAAGAGAATCCAAACGTACAGTACAGAGATTACATTATCTTCTATGATAACAATGCTGAACAAGTAAGAGCGCACAGTTCTTATCATGCTTGGTGTCAGGCAATAGAAACATTCAAGCCACCAAAGTCTCGTAAGTATTTAGTTCAAGTTCATCTAGCAGATAAGGAGATAGTATTATGACTCATAAAAACCAATTAGAGATAAACAAACAATGGCGTGATAAACGTAAGATGGTATTCGTTCCAACTGATGTAGCTACTGTCCTAGAAGCTGATGCCAAGTCAAACCTTAGATCTGTAAACAAACATCTTGAATGGATTCTCCGTAGCTATTATGAACATGATCTAGCTAAAGAGTCAGAAGATGAGTAAGTTTATAAAGCATGAAGGTTGTCCTCAATGTGGATCAAAGGATAACCTTGCTGTGTATGATGACCACAAGCATTGTTATTCACAGGGATGTGGTTACTATGAGAATGAAATAGTAGCATCAGAAAGCAGAGAATATATCGAAGTACCTGACAAACCCTTAGCACTAAGACATGATGGAGTCTATGGAGCTATAACAGAAAGAAGAATATCAGAAGCTATATCAAAGCAATACAAAGTCAGGATAGAGTATGGGTCAGATGGTAAGATCAATAAACATCACTATCCTTTTACTGATAACAAAGGACGTATTGCTGCCTACAAGACACGGACTGTATCATCTAAAGACTTTATTACACAGGGAGACTTCAAGGAAACTAATCTGTTTGGAGAATCCTTATGGGATAAAGGTGGCAAGTACATCACCATCACAGAAGGAGAGATAGATTGTTTATCTCTAGCTGAAGTCTTCAATGGTAAGTGGGCAGTAGTCAGTCTAAAGAATGGAGCATCCTCAGTAACTAAATCTCTACAAGGATCACTGGAGTTTCTAGAATCTTTTGACCAGATCGTCCTTGCCTTTGATAACGATGAAGCTGGACAAATAGCTATAGAAAAAGCACTAGAGTTATTCAGTCCAGAGAAAGTAAAGATCATGTCCTTTCCAGAAGGATATAAAGATCCCAGTGATATGCTACAGGCTGGATTGTTTAAAGAACTTGAGAACTGTTGGTGGAGATCTAAGACATGGACACCCAATGATATTCAAGGTGCGTCATCAATGCGTACTGCATGGGTAGAAAGACCTGAGAAACAATCTCTACCTTACCCTTGGATATGTTTAAACAATAAAACCAAAGGTTTTAGACAAGGTGAGCTAGTGACAATCACCAGTGGTACAGGCATGGGTAAATCTTCTGTCATAAGAGAGTTTGAACACCACATACTGACCACAACAAAAGACAAGGTAGGCATCATTCATCTTGAGGAAACCAACGAGAGAACCTTAGATGGTCTGGTAGGTATTGAATTGAATGTACCGTACCACCTTGACGATGTTAGAGAACAGTTCGATGATGCAACAGCTCTAAAAGCTTTTGACAGGTTGTTTGTCAGAGAAGATGGAGAAGAACCTTTAACCTTGTATGATGGTAAAGAGTTAAACGTAGACAAGATAGTAAGTAGGATACGTTTAATGGCTAAGACCCAAGGAATCAAATGGGTTGTGCTAGATCATTTAAACCTAGTTATGTCAGGTGATACTCAGATAGATGAGAGAAGAAACATAGATGCTTTGATGACTAAGCTAAGAGAAGTGGTGGTTGAAACTAACATTGGATTGTTTGTAGTCTCTCACTTAAGCAGACAACAAGGTAAACCACATGAAGAAGGAGGAACTATATCCCTCAATCATCTCAGAGGTAGCCAAGGTATCGCTCAACTAAGTAACATAGTTATTGCTTTAGAGAGAAACCAACAAGCAGAAGATGAAGAGGAAAGAAATGTAGTTACACTTAGGATTCTAAAGAACAGATACACAGGGGAAACTGGAGAGACAGGCTACCTAAAATACAATCACATCACAGGTAGAATTAGAGAAACAATCAAGGAGCAGGGGGTGTTTTAATGACAACCATAGTATTCGATATAGAAACAGATGGAAAAGATCCAAGCGTTATCTGGTGTATCGTAGCTAAAGAAGTGAGTCATGGAAAAGCCACTACATTTGTTGGCGATGAGGTGCTTAACTTTTCTTCTTGGCTGGAAGAAGTGATGAAATGTGATACATTAGTTGGACACAATATACTAGGATATGACATACCAGTTATAAAGAAGCTGCTAGGTGTTGATCTAAATGTCTATAACATTAAAGATACCTTGGTTATGTCAAGATTAGATAGCCCAAGTAGAGAAGGTGGACACTCGCTAAGAGCTTGGGGAGCATATCTAGAGTACCCAAAGGATGAGTTCACTGAATGGAGTAGGTACAGTCAAGAGATGTTAGATTACTGTATCAAGGATGTAATGGTTTCAGAGAAAGTGTACCAAGTTCTAGAGAAAAGAAACCTAAATGCCACAGCTCTTCAGTTAGAGCATGACACTTACAGGATAACATCAGAGCAGACCAAGATAGGTTGGGAGTTTGATCTAAGGAAAGCCACCAAACTTATGGCTGTAATTAAGAAAGAATTGTATGACGTTGAGGATGAAGTAAGGTCTGTCTTTGTACCTATACTGGAGTTTCTACCTTTAACTAATCTGAAGATAAAGTTTAGAAAAGATGGAAAGAAATCAAAGGCTTACGTCAATCAATTAGCTAAAGGAGCTTATGAAAATGACGTACACGGATGGGGAATGAACATATACCCAGAGTTCAACCTAGGAAGTAGAACTCAGATAGCTAAACACCTTCAACACTATGGATGGATACCTAAAGAGTTCACGCCAACAGACAAGCCCATAGTAAACGAAAGGGTACTAAGGGGAATAGAGATACCTCAAGCTCAACTGATAAACAAGTACCTAATGTTACAGAAGAGAATAGGTTTAATCAGTAGTTGGCTAGAAGCAGTAACTATAGAAGGAAGAATACATGGTTATGTTAACTCTTGCGGAGCTGTTACAGGAAGAATGACACACTCTAAACCTAATCTTGCTCAAGTTCCCTCTACTCATTCTGAAT